AACGGTCACGAAAACATACAGCGTGCCGTCGCGCGTGTAAAAGTTGACGAGTTCTCTAGAGTAGCCGCTCGTGTCAAGCGTAGTTCCACGAAGCAGTTAACCATTCCCGCGCTCGAAGAGGTATTGCCAAAACGATCAGTCTATATCCGCAAGGGTCAAGAACAAGGTCGATTACTTACTGACACACTGCGCGACCAGCTCACGAAAGACTTACGCTCATCCGTTTCTGACTTCCTGAAAACCGGACAAGGCTCAATGCAATATAAGAAAGGTGAAGCACGCGGACAGATCAACCCGAAGTTGATAGCGCAATTCCGCGAGAAGATAGCAGGAACCTTTGAAGGATACACGAAACCAGGGGCGACGGGCATACCTTCAAACATAGACGCGATAGCAACGACGGAAGTACGTTCCGCGATTGACGACATAAAGCATACGTTCAACACGCGACTGCAAGAACAGAACGCAGGGAAAATACAGATCGTGAAACGATGGGTGCATCATCCGAGTCTATCAAAGAATCCGAGAGAGAATCATGCAGCGCTGGACGGCGTAGAGAAACCAATCAATGCGGTTTTTTCCGTACCTCGTACTCAATGGGTAAAGGGCCGCGGGCTTATGGTAACGGGTACGACGATGATGCAACATCCGCATGATCCGAGCGCGCCGGTAGACCAGGTAGTAAGTTGCTCATGCGAATGCGTGTATATTACGCGTATTCTGTGATATAGTGAATCATTCAAGGAGTTGAAAGATGACAGCGTTAATTATTACAGTCGAACACAAAGGCGACAGACGGTTCAGTATCGAAATTGATAACATGAGGCGTGAAGACGCAACGAAAGAAGAAGTTCTGGAAGCGAACACAATAGAGACGATAGTCGTGGAAGTCTTAAAAGCCAGAGCAGAAAAGATAATCAGCGCGGAAACTGTTCAAAGCGATTCTACAAAAAGTGAATTATGAATATCTCCCTTGACAACTTACACTAAAGGGCATTAAGGTGAACGAAATGGAACAGAAGCGGATTCAATTCGATTTTATACAAAAGAAGTTCGACTCTGGATATTTCGCCGTAGAGAAAGCGGATAACGGAGGCATTAAGCACCGTTATCTCGAAGGTATCGCAAGCGGTATCTATGTCGATGGTCACGGCGAACGCATGACGCAACACTGTATCGAATCGTTTATCGCGCAAGCGAAAGCCGGTGACATCCTTTTGTATGAAGGGCGTCACGGCGTTAACTTTGTCGATGACGTCGGACTTCTTGTCGATGCTTCTATCACGCCTGAGGGTCAATGGTGGGTATCGTTTCGCCTGTACGACGAAAGCGACAACATGGGAGCCGCGACGCTTGAAAAAGCTGACAAGGTATGGAGACAGGCGAACGGCTTACCCCCATACAAGACGCCGAAGAAGCGCGGTTTCTCGATTGAAGGCGACATACCGGAATGCGGGATAAAGTCCGTCGATGAATCTGGCCGTCGCGAAATAGATGACGTGAAACTTGACGGCGTTGTTTTGGTGAATCGTCCCGCGTATGCCGCGTCCGTCGCTCATCCCGTTTACAAGGCTCTTGGTATTGTACCGCCGTGGTCAGTGCGCAAGAGTTTGCAAAGTTCTTTAGAATCGAAAATGCAAGCGGCGGGAGCGCGTGAAGAATACTGGCAAAAGTATTACCAGCTTCAAGACGCTCTTGACTCTGAGATTAAGCGCATAGTATCGGATTCAGTCGAACCCGAGAACGAGCTAAACGATCTCTTTGTAGAGTATTCCAAAGTTGCAGTTTCCTTGATTCTTGAATATCCCCAAATGTACAAGAACGAAACCGAAGTTGTCACTCCGGACCAGTCTGTACAAAAAAGCCAGTCTCGTACGCGTGTCGCGCTCGCAGGCCTGGAATCTAATCTAAGGCTACTTCTTGAAGTTAAGAAGAGCCAAAAAGGAAACCAACTATGAACGCAGGAACCAGCGTACAGAAAGACCTCTCCCCCGAGGAAGGTGCCATTCTCGCCAACATCTCCGGCCTTATCAGCCAGCTCCAGTCCGGCGGCAACCCCCATGCGGAGCCCGACCTTGACAATCAGGGCGGCCCGTCCGACAACGACGCGGACAACAATCCCGGCGTTATGAAAGGCAGTGAGCAGGGAACTACTCCCGCACAGCCTCAGGGCGTAATGCAACCGAAAGCTGATCCGAAGGAAAAAGGCATGGCACCGTGGGAAAGTGACGACGTGAAGAAAGCGTTTGCAACTATCGCGAAGTCTCTCGAAACTTCAACTACCGAGGGAGTAACTGCCCGCGATGATGGAGAAAAACGCACGGAAGCGATTCCGGAAGTCGACGAGAAAAACGTCAATGAAGTCGCGAAGGCACTCATGAGCCTCATGGGGAAAAAGACTGTTGCGAAGTCGATGGCTGTTTCCGCGAGTCCCGACCTTACGCCGATCCTTACCGTCATGAAGTCCATGCAGGCTCAGATGAACCAGCAGGGTCAGATTATCGGAGAAATGCTTTCCGGTTTTCAGGCCGCGTCCGGTGTTGCCCCTGTTCAGTCAACTGTTCAGAAATCGCAGAACTCGAACGCGCCTTTCAACGGTGGAAACATGGTTGACGTGATTGCCGCGTCAGTAACGAAATCCCTCAAGGATTCCGGCGTGTATCGCCAGAGTGATTCCGGTCTTCCCGTAGCAAAGGGATTCCACAGAACCGAAGCTGATAACGGCGAAGCAATTCGCGGTTTCTCCGAAGCCATTGCGAATGATCCCGTTTTTGCCGCAAAGTGGAATCTTCAGTAAAGTAATTTAATCGTGCCTCATGTCGTGAGACAGTATGGCCCGTATTTTTTCAATCTTAACGTCGTGAAGACGTAAAGGACTAGTATTATGACTGGTATCAATAACCCCAATGCTTCGTATATGCAGGGAGCGATCAGCTCCACTGTTCAGAAAGCACTGACCGCCGCCGCTGGCTCAGCTCAGGCGCTTGTTCCCCAGAACCTTGAGAAACTCATTACCACTACCGTCGTTCGCCTCGTGCCGGAAATTGCCGTGCTCGATCCGTTCAACGCTGCTATGCGGTATCATGAGTTCAATCGCTTGCTCACTCTTCCGTCTGGACAGGGTGCAATCGGTGAAGGTGCCGTAACTCCGACCGGACAGAGTACGTACGAACGTACTGGCCGTGTGTTGAAAGTTACCCGTGCGAAAGGCGCGGTAACTAACTTTCTTATGGACGCATCGAAAGGCTACGTGGACGCCCTTTCCCTTGAAATGGAAAACCACGTTCAGGCGCATGCCTACAACCTCGTGTTCCAGATTCACTACGGAAACGATCAGGCTGACCCGTACATGTTCCCTGGACTCGATACGTTTATTCAGACCAACCGTTTTGCCGGAACTAAGGGCGGTACTGTTCCGACCGATCTTTCGGATCTCGATAACATGATCGATGCAAACATCCGTCTTCAGGGTGCTAACCATCGTAAAGCGTTCCTCATGACGCCGGAAATGCTCTCGAAGTATTCACGGCTTCTGACTAACGTACGTCTCAATCAGGGCGTTGTCGGTTCTGGCATGACTCAGGTTGAAATCGACGGCGGCTGGAGACTTCAGGCGTACCGCGATATCCCGATCATCACTACCAGCTCGCTGCGTAATGACGTCCAGATGGGAACCGTTACCGCAGCTAAAACTGATTCCGGTGGAACCGTTGCCGCACAGCAGTATTTCTTCCAGGTTTCCTATGTTGGACTCAACGGAGAATCGATTGCCGACGCCGAGCGCACTGTCACCCCGACTGGTGGATCTTCTGTCGTAACCCTCTCGTGGGCCGATGTACCTGATGCGCGTCTGTACAAGATTTACGCAAGCCTCACGACTGGAACCGAAACTCTTGTTTCGATCATTCCGGCTAACCAGTACGATGCTGTCGGAACTCCGAACGCTCGCACGACTACCGTGACGTTCTCGACTACTCCGACCGCGATCAATCCGACCGTGTCCGCTCCTTCAGGTCTTGTTGCCACGATTCCTTCCGCTGCCGCTCCTGTCACTACCAAAATGGGAAGTGACGTTCCTGTCGTGGCAACCGGTGGAATCACTCCGGAAACCGTCATTCTCTGGGACCTGGACAAGATTCAGGGGCTCGGCAAGTTCGCGTATACGAACTCTGCCGGTTCTCGTTTCGGTGGCCTCGTCACTATGGAACCGCTCGCGAAAACGGATGACAACAATCCGTTCATGATTAAGACCTATGGTACGCTTATCGACTCGTTCGAGAAAACGTCCTATATGCTCAAGAACGTCCGGCGCGCGTAAGCCGTGTCCGTCCTCTCGCGAAAGGACGTGGAGGCATCGGGCAAGCTGAAAAGCAAGCTCGATCTTCCCGTTCAAGTTGTAGAAACAAAACCCGTAGAGACTTTAGCTCTTCCCGAGTTACCGCCTCCACGAGTTGCGAAAGTAAAACCGAAAGCAGACGCTCCATGGTTTTATTTACAACATCCTGATTGCACTGATAGCTTCAAGCCTGAATGCAAGATGGAAATCGCAGGGGAATCGGTTGAAGTAATAAGCGGACGAGTAGAGACGCAAGTTGAAGCCGTCCGCGCCGAATTATGCCGTCAAGGTTGGCGGTGGATGAATGAGGTATTTATATGAATAAGTTTTCAGCCGGTGAAGCAAGCGCAATGAGCGCGTGTCAGCCTGCCGATCAGAATGCGAGACTTGGCGAACGTATTCGCGAACTCGACAACTACGGAACGTTTCAGATTGTAACGGCATTTCCTGCCGGTACCGTCGGTGCAATCGTTGCCGCAAATCTTCCCGCAGACCCGTCGCTTCTTTTCGACTTCGAGATTCTTGACGTAACCGTTCGCACGGATACCGCCGTGACTTCTTCGACCGTCCAGATACAGAACAACACGACTGCCGTGACCGACGCGATTATATCAGCCGTCGCGAAAGCAGTGACTCGCGCGGGAACTATCGACGTTGCGCAGAACAAGTTCTACCCGAAATCGAACCCGACCGCGTATGCATCCGCGAAGTGTAACCTTGTCGATGCAGGTGGCGCAACTGCCGCCGCTCGCACGGTTATTCTCTGGGTTCGCAAGATTTAGTCCTTCTTTCCTGCCGTCCTGCCCGCCTATTCATGGCCCACTCCTCCATGAATTAGGACGGGACGGCGTTTTTTTAATCGAGGTGTACGATGATAACGAATGATTCCGGCTATTCCGTTCCGATGGATTTTATTTCTCACCTCATTACGATGGGAAAGATTTTTTTCATTTCCAAAGCAGCCGCCGCCCTTGCAACTCCGTCAGTTACACAGTGGAAGGTTGGATCAAAACCTGTTTTTTTCAAAGCTCTTATTACCGCGTCAACTCGCACAACTATAACCATAGCAGAGAATCCCGTTTGTTCCGCAGATGGAACTGCAAGCCCCGTGTTAAATAGAAACCGGAGTTTCGCTGACGACACTATGGCGTTTAAGCGCTTTTCTGCTCCGACCGTTACAAGCGCAGGAACCATAATCAGCACACAAATACTCGGAGTAAATGGCACAACCCGAAATGTTGAAAACGACGCAATCTCTATTTTGAAACCGAACACAAATTACCTTGTCACTATTACGCCTGATGCGGCGTCTGATATAACTGTAGACCTTCTTTTTTGGGAGGAATAATTGAACGATGCAGGAATCCCCGAACCGTCCGACATCCGCGCCTTACTCGAAGGCTATGGAATGGATACACAAAATAATCAGTCTCTTGTCGGCACGTGGGTATCACCTTCTCCAATCATTACGCATATCGATACCAGAAAATTGACCGTAGGAATGAACGTATTTGGCACAGGCATACCGGCCCTTGCGTCGATCAAATCGGTTGACGTGGTAGACAGTGACGGACAGATCACATTGAACGTGCCTACGACCCTTAGCGGTACCGCTAGCGCTATTCTTGTTTCATACTTTTGTGTCGTTTCTGACACATGGATTCAAGATCGTATCACGAACAGGATTATGCCGTGGATTACGTCAAAAACTCGGCAAACTTTCGACGGACTTTCTACCGTGACAGAGTTCTACGATGGTACGGGAAGTTCTATTATGATTCTTCGTCGCCGTCCTATCGTGCAACTTTTACAAATCAGCTATACAAATGTTGATACCAATCTCTACTATTTAACGCCGACGGCTATTCAGGTGATTGCCGATGAAGGGATCTTGAAAGCAAAGGCTAACTTTAACGAGTCAAGTTATATCCCTATTTTCTATCGTGGTGACCGCAATCTTCGCATTACCTATCAATACGGGTATGCAAATTGCCCGGGAGACGTTGCCGAAGCGATTAAATGCTTAACGGCTGACGTCGTTCTTGCTCACATTGCAAACAAGACGGGCGGCGGTAATCAGGGTCTTCCGGGAATCTCGCGCGACTATGGAGATGCAGGAAAGTATACTCATATCAGGCGTGACCTTGCCTTAACTGCGAATGCACTTATCAGAAAGTATATGACGGGCGGTGCATCGTGAACATGGGCTCAAGTGGCGTTTCGACTGATTGCACGGTTTATCTCGAAGCGCAAGGATACCGCCAGGATGCACTTGACGCAGCAATGCAATATGGAACGCCCGTGACTTTCCGACCGCGTAAAGAAAGCGACGTATCACGTGATACACTCGGGACGATAAAAAAGAAATCTATCACGCCGACATTCGAGACATGGGCACTTCCTGTCGAAAGGCAACCAGATGCTCGTAAACTTGAAAAAGCCGGAGTTCGTGCAGAAGTTGACGTACTCATTTATACACCAATTCAGTCATGGATTGACGCGGGTTATATTTCAGACGACACTCTCGGCAAGGATTTTTCCGCTATCGACATGATACGCGACACGGTTCTTCTTGACGGGCAAGAGTTCAAGATTGCAGACAAAGGTCTTTCAATGAGAGTCGGAAAGTTTCCGGTTTATATTACTTTCGGTTTGAAGAGGAATTGACAAATGCCTATAACCTTTTCGACAAACTGGAACGCAACACGGCAAAGAATACGCAAAATTCCCAAGATAGCTGAAGGCGTAGCAGATATGCAACGTTCACGAGACGCGGACGACCTTATTGCAATCTGGAGAAACGGCCTTATCAATAACACTTTTTCACTCATACCTCTGAAACCGGATACACGCGCGAAGAAAGCACGTCTCGGCTATCGTTATCCTGATTCTCCTTTGTACGGACTTGGCCTTGAAGGTTCAAAGACGTATATCAAAGGAATGCGGAAGTTCAAAACGAAACGAGGATACACAGTACATATGATAAAAGGAAAGCATCACGAATCGAAGTTACCGCTCAATGCACTTTTCATTGTCCATGAATATGGCGCAACGATTACGCGCAACGGTAAAACATTTCGTATTCCCGCGCGTCCTGCAATGCAGAAGTCGTATGACGTTCTCTTGCGTCGATTGAAAGCGAATGACCCGGCTATCGAGTTTAAGCAAGCCGTGAGTCAGTACATGACAACAGGACGGCAAGAGCTTATCAAGAAAATAACTGAACGCGCAAGAAAAGCAGAGGCGCAAAATGAGTGAGTTACTTATATCAGCGCTTGACTCACTTACCGGCTGGACTGCTGATACCGGCCTTACGGTAGAACTTCAATACTTCGATGAATACATAGCGAACTATCACACGTCTGCTATTGCTATCCGCATTCCTTCCGGCAGTTCTGGAAAGACTGCAACATTGACTTTACCAGCGTCCGTTGACGTTTCCGCTTTTCAGGAACTCGTTATCAACATTGCGAGTTTACGCCTTGAGTCCGGACAAGTTGAACGCGATAGCGACGCACTTTACGCCGTATCCGTTGCAACCGCTCAAGACTTCAGCATTCCAACATTCAAGCAATTAACTGATACCTCAATTCCTATCGACGGTTATTCGGCTGTTACGAAATTAAAGATCGTAGTCAATCATTCAAAAGCTGATTACCTAATTCTGTCAGATTTTCGTGCAGTTAAAGAATCATTACCGGCTGACATTCTTACGGCGGTCAAAACGGGAATTGAAAAGGAACGTACGCGCATCGGAATCAATCGCGCAATGGGAACAGTGAACGCGAAAGCAGGGGACGAGGTTGTCACGATAGAAACTGATTGGTCCTTTCTTGAGCGCAACATGGTATTGCTTTTTAACGGTGAAACGCATCAGGTCGATAACATACAAGACAATCAAATATCTTTTATGTCAACGTATGACGGAAACGCCTTGCTAAATGACGCGACCAATGCTACAGTCTACATAACAAGTCCGGTAGAAGTCGGTTACTATAATCGTGAAGATACGTTGCCCGGGACTGTAGTGTGGTATGCGAGCCCGACGCCAGCGACAAGAAACTCGCGCGCAGAAATCAGAAATGAGTGCGTCGGCCCGCTCGGCACTTATCAGAAACGTGACGGTGTAATTCAGACATGGAAAGTGCAATTAGAAATCGTTGCGCGCTCTCCTGAATTACAAGCGGACGCCGCAAGAGCCGCACGTGCATTTATTGGAACATCGACCGCATGGGTCAACGGTAGAAAAGTTTGGTTTGAATGGTCAGAACCGGCAATCGATAATGAACCGGTCGAAGATTACGATATAGTTCCTCGTGCGTCATATACATTTGACGTCGAGGTGAGGGAGGACACATGGAAACTGCTAAAGAAGAACCTGGGAAATCCGGTGCTGACAGTATCGCCGCTTACGCCGTAAACATGGCGAATGCAATGCGCGAATGGCCGATTCGCGGAGTTTGGAAACGATGGGAACCCGCCGGGCGCGAAGGTGACAGTGTGGGTCTAACTCAGGTGGAACTTGATTCCAGCGATTTTGCAGCGATTGCAAAATACTTTTCACTTCGACCAATTATCTAACCGGTTGAAATCTATATCTTAACGTCGTGAGACGTAAAGGAACAGTCTATGAGGCGTTTAGGTGTATACGGGGATAACCTCCCGACTAAATCGGAGAAATCCGTAACCGCTGCCGACTTTGGTATCGCGGGACTTGTCGCAAAATGCGACCGGAAATATAACAAGGCGTTCCCTTTCCGCAATACTCAGGAAGCTCAGCAGGTACTTGGCGCTCAGACGAATGCGGGCGCGTATGGATGGGACGCAATCAACGGTTTCTTTGCAAACCTTCGCGGACAGGACGGAACACTGTACGTTGCGTCTTACCCGGGAACCGGCGCGGTTGTCGCAAGTGCTTCAATCAATGATAGCCAGTCATCACCTCTTGCCACTCTCAAATTGAGCGCAGCGTATCAGACCGAAGATGAGTATGGCGTATCGGCAAACAGGACCGGATACAAGATTACTCGCGGTGATGCATTTATATCTTCCGTGACGACTCTTCCGACTGGTACCGGCGCGACGGCACGCACGATGACGCTTGCATCTGTTGTCGGTTTTTCCGTTGGTGACGTTCTGCATATCTTCAAAACGGGATTCGCAGAATATCATTTCATTACCGCAGTCGATGAAGCCGCGAAAACCGTTACATGGACCGATACTGATTATGCCGGAACCGGACTTGCCGCAGATTATACCGCTGGACTTCTCGCACTCAAAATAAACGTCTATCGTAAAGATACTTCCGGCGTCGTTTCGGAAGTCGATCAGGGTATCGGTAAAACATGGGTAACGTTCAACGCGAACAATCCGAATATGTACATTGTCAACGTGTTCGCCTCTTCCAGTTGGATGGAAGCAACGAAACTTGTCCCCGGTACATTGCCGACTGCCGATAAGATTTATCCTGCCGACGTTACGACGGTGACATATCTTACGGGAGGAACTGACGGAACTCAGCCCGCGACCGTTGCCGACTGGAATACCGTCTATGCACTGTTCAATAATATCCCTGTTCGTATGATTGCGAACGTCGAAACTGCCGTGACTGATTATCAGAGCGCACTCGAAACGTATTGTCAGAATCGCACAACGAAAGATAATCCCATCGCTGTAATTTGCGGAGCGTTCGCGCTCTCGACGAAATCAGCCGTAATTGCATCCGGACAGCTCTATCAGCGGTCCGATGAAGTTGACGCAGTGTACGCGCATAACTGGTTGGGTGTTTCTGACCCGTTCGCTGACTCTCCGACTGCTCCGCGCCGTGCGGTCCCGAATTGCGGTCACCTCATGGGATGGATGGTTGCCGGTTTTGCGTCCCTCGGTATTCATCAGATTCCCGCGCAGATTACGTTCCCGCTTAAGGGTGTATATCAGGTATACGGCTATACCGCCCCTGATGATCTTGACCGAACCGATATTGCAAGCGCAGGCGTCAACGTGATTCAATCTCTTTCAGGCTCTGGTTATTGCGTTCGTAACTTGTTTACGCCTTCAACGGGAGTCGAGTTTCGGTATGCAAACGTCGTGTTCATGCGGAACTATATCAAGGTTTCCGGCGTTGATTCCTTGCAGACTTCCGAGAATACGCCGAACAGTATTGGACGCGTTCGTGAAGACAGAATGGCGATGCTTCAGTTTATGCACAAAATGTGGAAACGTGGAAGCACTGGAAACGTCAAGGAAGGCGAGACTTTCGGGCAATACGAACTTGACGACGGAAAAGGTACAATGTCGGATGAATCGGACGGATATGAAGTTATCGCCGATGCTTCGAATAACCCTGTTGGATTCCTACAAGCAGGTAATCGTGACATTGACGTGTATTTCTCGTTTCCCGCGCCCGCGGGCTCGATCAAAATCGGCGTCGGAGTAGTTTACAAGGTCCAGTAAAAAGTATCGAGCGTCGGGCATAATGTCCGGCGCTTATTAAAGATGAGGAGAAAAAACGATGCAACAGAATAGCATGGCGCAGAAAGTCCGATTGCTCATTGACGGGGACGAACTTCCCGGGCTTGTGAAACTCGGTGAAATCTCGCTTGAAAAAGGCATGATCGACGTTCCCGGTTTCCGTCGTATTTACAAAATCGCAACGGGCGTTACCACAATGCCCGCAATCCCTGCGACGTTTGAAACTCGCCGTTCGACTTCAACGCGTAAAACACTGAACGACTGGTACAACAATGACGAACAGCACGACGTCACTATCATATTGTGCGATGCTGGAGGCGTTGAGTTTGCCCGTGAATTGTGGGAGTCCGTTGAATGCTCGGTTAAGAAGATACCTGAGACTGACCTCGCAAACGTTTCATACGCGAGAATGGAAGTCACTTTCATTCCGTATGACATTACGCCCGTGGAGTAAAAAAACAATAAATCAATGTCGTGAGACATAGAGGAACTGATTGAAATGAAATTATCGGTTGGAGTGGAGCTTGACGGCTCGGTATACACGGAAGTGAAAGTGGGACGGGCTGACTCGCTCGGTATCGCAAAGACTACGGAAGAAGCAGAACGGGGGAATCCTTATTCTGCTATTCTCGAATGGAACGTCGGTATCACGGAAAATCTTTCCGGAGACAGTGGCACAATCGAGTGCGCAGAAATTAGGCGCGCTCTTCGCTTCATGCCGTTTGAATCAGCGTTCTCCCTTGCGTGCTATGGAATGGCAGAAACGAAAAAAGACGATTCGATATCCGGTGAGTATGCGTGCCCGAAATGCGGAAGTATCGTAAAAGCTGAACGCGGAGAAACGGACGGTATAGAGTTTGATGATACCGATCATCTGTATGCGCTTGACATTGAAACACTTGATGATCCGCGCGCGGGCATTGCTATTACTCTTGAATATCCAGTTGAATTGAAACGGAGTGATTCAAGCGAAGTGATCGAAACGGTTGAATCGTTCGTCATGGATTGGCCGACACTCGACCAGTGTATCCGCGCTCATCAGAAATGCCCCGATGCTGAAATGCGTATGCAGTTTGCGCTATATAGTTCTGCACTCAGGACTATCAACGGGAAACCGTGCGATGCTACATGGAAATCTGCATTCGGAACGAGATTCTTTGAAAAGATGGACGCAGAAGACATGGCAACGCTTAACGAGGAAATGAAACGCTATTCGATCAACGTAACACGTGAAAGAATCTGCATGAAGTGCAAAACGCACTTTGACGCGCCGATTGACTTGAATGGTTTTTTCGCCTCCGGTCTAAGCAAGAAGGCCCCTCGCCGCGACCGTCCCTCCCGTGGGCAATAAACGCACTGGATTTTAATCGTTCGATGCTGACCGTAGAATGTGTGCGCCTTGCGAAAGCGGCGCGTTTATCTCCAGAATGGCTTGAACGCTTACCCTGGGATCAATATACTCTCGCTTGGAAAGTAGCCGAAGAAAAACAGGAGGGAACAGACAATGGCAGCGAATGAAAATGTATTCAACTTTGACGTCTCCCCTTTTCTCGCGGGCGTAAACAAAATCGGCGAAGGTATGGGCCGGATCGAAGGCAACGCGAAAAAGTTCGGTTCAACGATTACGGGCGCAGTCAATAAATCAGTAAACGGTCTCATTTTGAAAGTAGGCGGTTTAATCGCTGCGTTCAAAACGGCTGGAGCAGTTCTCAAAGAAATGCCCGAAGTCGGTCAAGCGTTCGGTCTTGCAAAAGATATATTCCTCAAAAATCTCTTATGGCCATTACGTCAACAGGTTATGCCGCTCTTGCAGAAAATGCTTGACTGGGTTCGTGATAATCGCGCGCAGTTCGTGAAATGGGGCGCGACCGTCGCGAACATTTTCCGCACTGTTGTCGTCGTCGCAAAAACACTTTGGGAAGTTTTCAAGTCACTCGTGAAGACCGTAGGTGAAGCATTTCAGAAGGCGTTCAATACGAACTTCAAATCATTCGATGAGTTTTTAAACGTGTTATCGTTTAAGATATCTGCCGTCATCATATTTATGGGTATGCTCGCGAAACAATTAGTGACAGACTTCAAGCCCGCGTTCGAGTGGATTATCGACATGGGTGCAACGATTGTCAAGTTTTTTCTCGACCTTGTGAAAGCATGGACGACTGCAAATGAACAAGGCGCGAGTCTTTGGACTATTATTGATAAACTGAAAGAGACTTTTCATTTACTTGCAAACTTTATCGAGAACGCAGTAAAAGGATTTACGGAAGGATTTTTGCCAGCAGTTCGCAATCTTATGACACCGATCGATACGCTTGTTGAATCGTTCAATCAATTATTGAAGGTTTTAGGTTTTGATGACTCCGAAGGAATACGGGGTGCATTCAGTTTCATTGGTACGGTTCTTGGTTCTACCTTAACTATGGCACTAACTCTTGTAGTCGGGTTAGTTGACGAGCTTGTTTCTGGTTTTGGTATGCTTTTGCAGATGGCTAAAGGCGTTGCAAAGTTTCTTGCCGGTGACTTCAAGGGTTCACTTGAAGAGTTTGGGAAAATACAAGGGTTATTTACAAGCTGGCAAGGGCGTGCAGATAAACAGTTTAGCACATTGACCGGTTCGGCTAAAGATTACGCGGCACCATATCTCGGTGCAATCGGAAATGTAGGCGATAACTGGGAAAAGAATCTGTCAGGAACGAAACATAATGACGTTATCATTACGAAAGGCGGTCAAGTACATGAAACATCGCCAGATGATAACATATTCGCCGCTAAAGATTTTGCAAGCTACACGAAAAAGAAAACCGAAACCATGCCGGTAAACATCGGCCCATTCTATATTTCCGTAACTGAAGGCGATGCTGAACAAGCTGGTCGTAACTTCGGTTCTGGACTCGCGTATTCTTTCAGAAACAACGTATCAAATGCCAGACTTGCGGAGGGTAGATAGTTGAACTTTGCATCATCTCTTCCGTGGTACATGTACGACCTTTATAACAAGCAACTCATTACGAGCGCGACGATTCCGGAAGGAACAATCAAGGACAGTAAGGCCGTCGTCATTACCGAAACGCCTATTCCTGGACGTAACTTTCAGCCTATATCAACGGGTGGAAATGGGAATAGAAAAATCAGCTTCTCACTTCCGATATGTAGACGTAACGCAGTTGATGGCGACATGATGCTATTGAAACAGTTTGAACTTCTTCGAAATCAGGCGCAAGGCTTTCTCGGGAAAGCTGCACAACGCGGACAATTCTCTGCGAATCCGAAAGTCCTTTATTCGTGGGGTACGGGAAGTATTCCGCAAGTCTATTATGTGACAAAGTGCGATTTTCAGCATACCGCTAATATGGTAAATGCTATCGGCATTCCACAGCATTCTGTCGTCGATATTGAGCTCGCTCTTGATGAAACAGATCCATTGTATGCGGTTGAAGAACAGTTTAGAAATGTCGCGGCTCTTCTTGGCGGCATCGAATCGCTATTCGCCATTGCGCAAAAAACTTTTGGAGGGAATCCGTTTTGAGATACAATAACGCAGAAAACATTTCCTTCACTGATGCAGACGGAAATACCGTTTCAATAAAAGAGATATTACCCGTCACGGCAACGGCAACGTCTTTCACGAAAGTCGAATGCGATAATTCATCGTCTTTGGACGAAATCGCTTCACGTGACGCAATTTACGGCGCGGGAAGTGAATCGAGCGCATACAAGATTTTTGATGAAAACATAGTTGAACTCGTTGACGCTCATTTTGACCTTGGTAAATTGCGAACACTGAGGGTGCCGACATGAGCCTTGAACTTTATAATCATGACGGTTCATGGTTCAAGGTTGAATCATCGGACGTTAAAACAGACTTGGTGAAAACCGAAGACGTTATGAGTCTCAATGTCACGGAAGAAATGGCAAAGATGGATTCAGGCACGCTTCAACTTCTTGACCGAAACAATATCTATTCATACATTTTGCGTCCTGGCGTGAAACTTAAAATCTCGTGGGGAACTCGAATGGGGCAACCTACAGCGGCTTCACGTAGTCCTATCGAAGTCATGGTCAACTCACCTTCCGGCGGTGGCGATGGCGGCGGGCGTATCACGTTTAACTGCTCATTCATGGCGCTTCAATCTCGCGGTAGTGAAATGGTGAAATGGTACGAAACGGGTACGAAGGCGGACGTTGTAGCCGATGCTATGCGCCGTTGTGGCGTATTAAATCCTGAAATCAATTTCGCGCGTGGCAGTGAAGCGATTACTTCCGGCACTAAGGTATGTCAAAATGAATCTGACTTTAGATTCCTTGTGAAATATGCTGATGAATGGCGCGCGGCTTTTCGTATCGGACGTGATAAACAAGGAAATCAAATAGCTTGTTTCGTCGATTATGCGAAATTGAAAACGTCTAACTTTGTGAAACTCATGACGGGTGAAACTTCAACTCATCTTGAATATGGCGATGCTTACGAAGCGATATTGTCAAACAAGGCGAACGTCTTGAGTTATGAATGGCAAGATCATTCGATGGATTCGGCGACGGGTCAAGGTGTGCAAGTTTATGAATCCGACGGAAAAGTACAGATGATGACATATAACGTCAAGGATGAAACTGTTACATACTGGAGGCTTGACGAAAAAGCCGTAGAAAAAGCGTTTAATCAACAACCTGATTTAACATCAAAGGCAAGTCTATTGGCTGATTTTCTTTCAAGGCAAACGTTTGAACAAGTGAAACAATACTTCATTGCCGATACAACGACAACTGCGCCGCAAGGTTCTGGCTTAACCGTTGACGCGAAACTCATGGGAGATCCTAACGTGACAGCGGCAATGATAGCTACGTTCGGAACGGGTTTCCCTTCTCGAATAGGTGCAAGTGACAGAACGTGGTGGATTAGAAAGTCAGAACACAATTTGACAACTGCCGGATATTTTACCGACGTTTCTATTTCTGACGCTTACGCATTCAGTCCGACAGGTGAAAAGGTATGAGCAATAGACGAAACGACGAATACGGGGAAATACTTCAAATAATCGCGGACGAAACGCGATACGTGAAAGAGTACGAAGGCAAGGTACTCGATACAAACGATGAACTGAAAAAAGGTCGAGTGAGAATATCCATACCGGAACTTGGCTGGATGCTCCCGACTGAATCGCCATGGGTAGACCCTGAATACTTTGGACGTGGTTGCATCGTTCCTAAAGTCGATGATTGGGTAGTGGTTTATTTCATTGCTGGAAATATGACGCGACCGCGTTATCGTTCAAGAACATCAGCGATTGAAGGATCAACGCCGGGAAGTTATACGGGGCCTGAAACAAAAGTACTTTTTGATGACAGCGTGACCGTTATCGTGTATGATGATGAATCGAAAGAACTGTCGATAACAGGACCGGCAAAGATAATCGTAACATGCGACGCTATTGAGTTGAACGGAAATGGAAAGAAGTTCGCAACGCACGACGAGCTAAAAACCGAAATGAATAATTTCAAAACGTCTATACTGAACGCGATAACGCTTGCGCAGACAGGGCATACTCATAATTGCACGGCTCCAGGAACGCCTTCTGGTCCAGGAGTAGGGACAGTTCCGCCAATTGTTCTTGATATGTCAACGTCAGCAACTACAACCATAAAGACGGGAGGTTGAAAATGAATCTCGACGGCGATTACTTCTTTTTCTACGGACAAGTTGACTCAAGAAAGGAAATAGAATCCGACCTCGTGCAAGGAATAATGCAGGCAAAACGGTCTTTATTCTATAATCGACAATTCGGCGCAGGAGTTCCCGGATATGAAAATACCGCAGGTGGTTTATCCCTCGAGGTAAACATGAAATATGATATTGCCGCATGGATAGCGCAACGGAACCGTGAAGTGTCGACCGGAACGAACGGCTCACGTGACCGGCGAGTTGTAACCAGTCAGGCAGCGATAAAGATAAACCAGCGGCGCGGTGAAGCGGACGTTCAGATATTGTATATTCCCTTCTTCGATTATCAATCGCCGGGAATTGTGCAAGTTCCCTTGACGGTTTAAGCTTTTGCTTGTATCGTGACAGTAAATCAACGTCGTGATGACGTAGAGAGGATGAAATGGCAAGCCCGATAAAATACGCGTCCCGTACATATCAGACGATTCTCAATGACATAAATAACGTGCAAAATCTTGCAGATAAACCGGACTGGTTCAAAAAAATGGTTGCAGGAGTCGGTGATATTTGCTCAATGATAAACAACGCGCAAGCAAACAATTCTTATCTTGGAACGGCTTTTACTCGTCAAGCGGTAAAAGAAATGTGCCGACTTATCGGCTATGAAATGCCGGAACAGACTACATCAGAAGGAACGGTGTTGTTTTATTTTCAATCTACCGTATCATTCCCTTTTACTGTCACGGCGGAAAATCTTGCGGCAACTACTCGCGGAACGGTTGCCATAAGCGCAAAGCGTTTCGAGTCACGCGCTCAAGTTACGTTTCCTCTTGTAACTGAGGTAGTCAATCTTTCATCGACTCCCGTATCAAGTAACCGCGTTACCGTTGTACGCGATTTTCTAACCGGTGAAAAAGTGCGATTATCCTCGTCGGGCGCATTGCCGACCGGCCTTTCCAACTCTCGCGATTATTACGTTATCAGAATTGACGCGACTCACATAAAGCTTGCGCTCACTCTTGCCGATGCTTTTCTCGGGAATGCGGTAACTATTTCAGATGGCTCTGGAAATCTTACGATGACATTATATTCTGGGCGCGTAACATGTTATCAGCAAGAAGCAAAAACAGGAATAAAAATTGGAACTTCTGACGGCGTAACCGCATGGCAGGTATTCGATCTTCCCGACTATCTCGTGTTAGACGATACCGTCGTAATTACGGTCAACGGGACGCAATGGACTCGCGTTGATACACTTGCACTTTCAAAAGGATACGAAGCGCATTACCAGCTTATGTATCGCACAGACGGAACAAGTTATATCATGTTTGGTAATGGAACTAATGGTGCAATACCTTCAAACTTTGATATTTTCGTTGATTATGCAAAAGGAGGAGGAGTCGATTCTGTTGTTAATGCTCTTAACACAATTTCAGTCTACGCTGGAAGTGACGCGAATATTTCAGGATGTACGAACGGAACGACGTTTACCGGCGGCTCTGACGCGCAATCAATCGAGACGGCAAAGAATACCGCGCCAGGTACTTTGAAAAGCCGTGACCGTTTTGTGACTATAAACGACGGAGAATCGCTTTCTCTTGCATACGGCGGACTTTCTATAGCTCGTGTTATCCCTAATGCGTTCGGCGTATTATCCGCGAAAGTAGTTGCGATTGCAGTAGGTGGAGGAAATCCGAACATACTCACAAAATCAGGTCTTCAGACATATCTTATCGAACGAACTGTTTTCGGCGGTATGGATGTTCGAGTTTTGGATGCTACAATAACCGCGAAAAATGTTGTATCAACAGCCAAGATTTATTCTTCGTATAATTGGACGGGCGTATTACCCTTTTTTCGTCTCGCGTGGAAATTACTTCTTTCTGAAAGCGGTCAAGAAATTGTAGACGTTTATAAATCAGATGGAATAGCGGATGCAATTACCAGAATAAATACGCTTTTTGGAGAAACGTTTACATCGGCAGATTATTCAAAAGTTCAACAGCAACTCGAAGCACTATATAAGTTTGGTGCTGCTGATTTTGGCATAAGCATAACAGCAAATGATGTTGTTGCGTTTATAAAAGCGTATGTTGACGGGATAGACGACTTTACTTTTTCAAGCCCGACTTTCCCTATTGTAAACGCAACAGATGAAATTACAACATACGGAACACTGACGTTGACAGAGGCAACCTAATGCAGAATCTTTTACCGATCCCGTCAATAGATTATTTCCCGAGCGCTTTTCGAGGTGATGAAGATATTATCGCGCTCACTGATTTTCTCGACGCGGAATATATGCGATGGTTTAACGATTCGGTAAACCTTGATTCATTGCATGATCCCGCTCGCGCCCCTGCAATTTGTTTGAATGACTTCGGGGGTTGGCTTGAAGCCGGAATAAAAGAAAAGGATAATGATTCTACAAAACGCGCAAAAATAGCGAATGCAATTACTAACACTCGTTTTCTTTCGACATGGTTTTTTTCTGCAAAACCGCTTATAGATTCTATCGTCGGAGGTGATTCAGAAATAATTTCTGGAATTTCAGGCGACGATTCAATCGTTTGCGGTGACGGGAATGAAGCGATAGGAACATATTGGTTCGGTGTTGGGGGACTTGACGCCTCTCTTGATTATGGCATCCGGATAGTTGGCGGTGCAGGAATCGTGCAATATAAGACAGGAATTATACCAAAACAAGCAGACCAAATGCTTATATGCGGCCTTAACTGTGATGACTCTATGTTGTCATTTGCGATTGGCGGTCTTGATCCTGATATCGGTTATGGATCTCGAATGCTTGGCGACGGAACCGAATATGCCACGACAACAGCAGATTATGTCGAACCGATGATAAAAGGTTCTATTTTGGTCAATGTTGGCAATACATCTCTTTCGGCTTCGGATATCGAATCAATAAAAGCAGACCTGAAAGATATTGCACCTGCTTATTTCAAAGTGTACTTAGGATATTTGAATGGAACGGGTCAAACATTTGTTCCATATAGCAATGGATTAGTCGGTCAATAAATAAGGAGAAACAAGCATGAGTTTTTGGAGCAGTCATTTTAATCATCAGTCAGAAATAATTGGAGCGGCAAAAGTTCCAAAGGGCGTTGGTGATCGTTATTGGGGGCAAGACCTTGTGCGAGATAACCGATACTTGCAAGGGCTTGCGGGCCGTCTTTTCTTGCAGTCTTTCGGAGTAAGTTCCGCGCTTCTTTCAGGTGGAGCGGTTACTCAAGGCTCAAGCGTAACTCGTCTCAATATAACCGCCGCCGCCGGTATTGCGGATTTTGACGTAGATGTTCCAAATGATGCACCGGGATGGTCTGTTCCGGCTCCCATGCAAACAAGCCAAATACCAGTACGAATAGAATCAGCGGCGCAGACAGATTTTGACATATCAGGTGCAACTCTTAACGGAAGTACCGTAAACTACTTGAAGTTGCGTTATGCAGAATCAAATGTGCAGACTCGCGTGAAAGAGTTTTCTGGTGGCAGTTTCTATTATTCAATAGCAGATTCTTTTGTTCTTGCCGCAGATTCAAGCGCGCCGACGAGTAAAGACGTTCTGCTTGCAAGTTTTATCGGAAATGGCACGTCAACGCTTACGATCACGCAACGATACCCGATTGGCCCCGCTGGTT